TTAATTATATAATCCCATTCTGTACTCACGTACTATTGTGCGCAAATCCGAATACGTCAGTCCCAAACCGTTGCCGTCGCCTTTAAGAGCGCCCTTGTCTATTGCCGCCTGTACGGCTTCGTGCGCCCAATCGGGCATATTTTTATCGACATAATTATATATCATCGGTGATTCAAGCTTGTTTAGGCGCTCGGCTATTTCATCGACCGTCTGATACAAATGCGTAAGCGACTTATCGATTGCGTCCAGTTTATCGATATATTCCTGACTCACTTCATCATCTTCTTTCCATTCATTTTTCATTTCCTCAAGCGGATAATACTTTCCCGGGCAGCTGCTTGCGCCTATCTCGCCGTGACCCACGATTTCTGCATTGGGATACAGGGTTTTAAGATACGCAATCAGTTCCTTTATCGATTTTTTCTGTGCATCGGGCATTACTTTATCCTTGTTGTGATAATCACCCTCTGCACAAATCCCCACCGATACGTTGTTTTTCCCCTGCACGTGTGCGCCGAGCGCCCACAACGGACGTCCTTCATAAATCGAGCCGTCCTTTCTCACGAAAAAGTGATAACCTATTCCCGCCCAACCGTTTGATTTGTGCCATTCGTCGACCTGCTTTGCGGTACACTCCACAGCCTCCGCATGATGCAGTGCGATATATTCGGTGGAGGCACGCTTTGAAAGCGTGCCGTTCCATTTCCAGTCGGTTTTTATAATATTCATTGTCCTCTCCTTTTCGGCTCCTCATAGCTTATTGCCGCAGCGCTGTCTCCCATACCCTCGGTGGTAGGGTCTATCACGGCATTCCATAAGCTTGCCGCCGCCAAAATAAGAATGTACGGGTTAAATACAGCCTCGCGCAGTACATTGAGTGCTGCGCCCCAGCTTGTAAGGTCTCGAATTGTAATACCCATATATGACAGAACCGGCGTAAACAACGCAATCAGCATCTGTATATAGAAAATGGGATTTTTAAATCTTACCTTCCAATTAATTTTCATAAACCTCACCTCTAAATAAACAAATTTACAAAATATCCCGCCAATCCGCTTATAACTGCGGTCAGAATTATATTTATCAGTCCGTCAAAGCGTCTTTCGGGTTTTTTCTCTATTTCGGCGACCCGCATATTAAGGGTATTCATATCTTCACGCATAGCCTTTGTTTCGGTTGCGATGATATGTACGCTTTCGATAAGTCCCTCAAGACAGTCGAGCCGCCTGTGCATTGATTTTCTGTCCTGCTCGGAATAAGCAAGCCGCTCTCTTATTTCCGCCTCATTCATACTTTTGCACCCCGACTGCTGCCTGCATAATATCCTCGTATTCCGCCTCGGTTATTTCGTGCCATACAGCCAAATCCGCACCCTCGGAAAGAAATATTTCTCTGCCGTAAGCTGTCCCGTCTGTAAGTATCATTCCGTCGGCGGCTGTTAGTTTTTTGCGTGTTATAGTTTCTGTTTTCATCTTCTGCCTCCTATGATAATGTTATCGTCCAGTTTGATTTTTGCGAAATGAGATTAAGCCATTCTTCGCTTTCGGCGCCGTCCGCCGCCCCCGCCGAGATTTCAAATGCGGTATTTACTGCAGTTTTTGAAAACGTAACCGCTTTATCCGCCGCTGTTTCTGATAATGCATTTATTACCGATATAACGCTTGCCTTTGACAGCTTGCCTGACCAATGCAAATCAAGACCGCTTATGCTCAGCGTCCCCTCCAGCGTAAGATTTTCCAGATTAACGCAATTGGTGAAAGCGCTTGCCACCGAAACAGCTTTTGTAAAATTCAATATCGGTATTGTCACAAGCTTTGTGCTTTTAGGCTGTGAGTTCTGAAACATAAACTGAAAAGATTGTCCGTTATGTGTGTCAATTCTCGGAATTTCGGTAAAATTAACCGCCTCCTGAAACATTCCGACAAAAACTCCGGCTTTGCTTGTATCGCTGTATTTCAGTTTTTTTGCCATATCGTCGCGGCAGCCGCCGTAATCAAAATACGACCAGTTCCACCAGTTCGGATTTATACCTCTCGTGTCTATATCTTCAATCTTGTTTATCAAAACCGTGGTTGTCTCAGCGCCGTTTGCCGAAACACCCTTTGCGGTAAGCTTTTCGGCAAGACGGCTGTTAAGTTCTGTAATCCTTGTTTTTACGCTCATTCTTCATCACCGCCCAACAATGTCATAACCTCGGCGTCATAGTTTTCTATTGCGTCGGATATTGCGCCGTCGGTTTCGGTTTTGGTGTAGATGTCAGCAACGTTGGCTTTATTGCTTTGCAATGATTGATACATATCATACAGCGATGATATTGCATTAGCATGCCCTTTCAATGTGGCACTCAGTTCGTCCCTTGTGTAAACGTCGGATTTATTTGCTTTACGGTCAAACGCCTCGCTTGCCTGAGCTTTGCTCAATTTGCTTTCGATTAACTTCCCCAAATCACTGCCTATTTTATCACACGTAACCGCCATATCGGCAAGCTTTTCCGTTGTAATGCCGCCGTCCTGTATTCCCAGCTCCGATTTGTCGGCTTTCTGCGCCAGTTCCGTTTTTAGGGAGTTTACTTTTTTGATAAGCTCCGAAAAATCACTTTTGGGATCGTCCGCACTTATGGCACCCTCCGTCGGCAGTGTCCGCTCAAGAGCAAGTGTAACTATGTTGGTTGTAATTGTCATGTTCCCGTCCGTACCGGCAAGCGACATATGGCATAATCCCGTCAGAGCCTGCGGAATATAAAAGCAGTCGTTTTCATCGGTATATATTATAATCGGTTCTTTCATGCTTCGGCATATGATAATTGCTGACTTTGTAAGTCCGTCCCAGTCCTTTGAAAACTTAAAACGGCATTTTATGTAATTCTGCGATCCCTCTGCCGCACGGTATTCGGAAACACACTCAAGGGTCTGGTTTTTAACGTTAAAATCAATCAGCATCTTCATCACCTGTGTTTATAATATTTATATTTTTATAAGCCTTGAAATAATGCAGTCCCGAAGTAACGGCGTTTCGTGATGCCAATTTCCACCCCGATGTACTTGTATCGGCAATAATAAAATCACGCACATAAAATCCGTTTTGCGCTATTTCGATATGATTAACCGTTTTTGAAACGGTGTCACTGCTTCCGCCGCCCTCAAGATTTGCGTAATGAGTGGTACTGCAGGGAAATCCCGTAATTGCTGTACCGCCGTATATAATAACGGTATCGTTCTTTTCATTGCCGTGCGATTGCGAACGGCAGCCGTTGTACTTGCAAACCTCCACCGCCTCAGGGGTAAATCCGAGATTTATAAACACCTCTGAAATTCTTTCCTCCGCTTTATAATATGCGGTTAAATCCGTAATGTTGTATGTACCGAATACAATTTCCGTTTTTGCGGCGTCAAGGGCGTCAAGCTCCGTCTTTGAAGCCTGCTCGACATTAAGTACGTTTCCGAGTCCCACCTGTGCCGCCGTCACGCCGTGCGGATTTGTCCTGTCTGCCTTGTGAGCGTTTATGTTCGCCGTTGATGAATTTAATACCTCCACCACATCTGCATTTTCCTCAAGAGCTTGGCGCACCTCTTCAAGTACCGTCATATCGCCCGAAACATACTCTGTGATTGCCTTGCTCACGCTGTCGCTTAGTTCCTTTTTTGATGCGGCATTTTCGGAAATTGTTCTGAAATTGTCCCTTACCGTTTTCCACCAGTCTTTTAAAGTTGTTTTGCTGTCGTAGTTTTCTTTTAAAATCACTTGCTTGCCTCCTCCGTAATTATTTTTTTGCCGTTGACGAGCAGATTGCCTCCGCTGTCCGCCGTAACCGTACAGCCGCCTATCTTCACGGCGGACGCATATATTTTAAGCCCGTCGCTGTCAAGGCTTACGGCTTTGTCGGCAGACGATTTGTTGTATATGTCAAACACAAATCCTCCGCCCGAATTTCCTATTCGGCATTTTATGTTTCCGCCGTTTTTTATTTCAAAAACATCTCCCGAAATTTTCAAATCACCCGTACTGCTCACTCCGCTTATGTCGCTCGTAAGGCTTATCTGCCCGGCTATGGCTTGGGCGTTCACCTTACCCGTTGATGTCGATATACTGCCGTACTTTTTTGCCAAAGCGCCCATCTGATTAAGGTAAAAAAACATATCCTTTTTCACACGCCCTATGGAAACGGCGGTTTCCATAGGCTCGTAAGGGTAATACTCGATTTTTATAACTCTCTCGTATATCTTTTCTTTCCCGTCAAATATGCAAACCTCATCGCCGAGATTAAGAGCATATATGTTGCCGTTTTGCGCCAGCTTTGATAAATCGGCGAGCGTACCCGATACATTGATTGCGGGAATGTCTATCCTGTCGCGGTTTTGGCTGTCAAACTCCCATAATGCATGGTTCATAACGTCGGTCGGCGTGCTGTATTCGCTGTATTCCTTGTAACCCTCGCGGATACCGTAAACCGAAGCGTTTGCGCTGTCAATATACTGAACACCGCCGTTCACACTGCCTATATGTAAATCGTCCTTGCCGTAAGGATACAATCTCGTAACCGTATCTGATATGTCCCGCTCTGCTGAAACGTTCTGCAAATTATGCGTCAGATCAAGCGAAACAATCCTCTCGCTTGTGCATAACCGCTTCACGAGCGCTATTTTATATCCGTCAATAAACAACTCGCCTCTGCCGCAATTTTCGATAATTTGCTGCATAACGTCATACGGAGTGGTTTTGTTCGCAGATTCAAAATCAATTTTAAACCCGTCATTGTCCACCCATTCCAGACCGTACAGCGATAACTCCTCATCGGTTGCAACGCTGAATTCCGTGTCCCGAAACGCCTCCCCGATAATTGTTCTCGGTAACGCTCCTGCAAACCGAATGTTTTGTATATGCTTTCTCGGCGCGTCGGCATTGTAAATGTTAAGACACTCGGCATGCAAACTCATACCGTTTTCACGTGACAGACGCATTATGCGAAAAATCTGATTTTCGCAGATTATGAGGTCGTTCACGGAAATTTCCTCTGCCTTTTCGTCATACGGATGAGTAAAAGATAAGCTGTAATCGCCGTTTATTTCATGGGTCACTTTCACCTCGTACGCATTGTTCAAAAACGATTTTGCGCCCTCTGTTTCACTGTATAATCTAAGCATTTCCTACCTCCCCGGCATTTTCAAAATCAGCTGTGTATAGGAATTTCGGCGTGTAAATAACAGTCACTTTTACCTCTGATTTAAACTTTCTTTCACCCAAAATCGTAAATGTGTTTATGCCCGGCGCCAGCTCGGGAAAATCTCCGTTTATACAGCCTATAAGACTGTCCCCATCACGATTTTTTGCTGTGCATTGCTCTGTGTCGATTTTTATGTATCCGCCGTACCCATCCGAAATTCCGAGTACTTTTCCGCCGCATTCAAGGCTGATATTTGCCGGCTTTTCGGTTTCTATGATTATTGCCGGACTCACGTACCACGTCCCTATGTTTGTAACCTCAAAACTTCCACCTGTTTCGCCTTTGGGCAAAGTAAAAACAAAATCCCCGTCAAGCTCAAGCGGAAGATTACTCCCGATATGCAGTGAATTTCCTATTGAAGGTCCCGTCTGCGTATCAAACTGCGCATGTGCAAACGGCTCTGCGTCAAATACAATATTAAGCACAGCCTTGCAGCCGCTGTTTGCGGGAGCAAAATCAACCGAGTTTATCACACGTGCCGACCATACGCTGTCGGGTATGTCGTCAAATATCAGTTCGCCTCTGCCTGTCAGCCATGAGCATATTCCGTTTATCCGCTCGTGCAGGCGGAAAATATTTTCCGCACGTATCTGCATTGTAAGCTGAAAAGTCCTGTTGTTGTAGACGGCTCGTTTTTTGCTGTTCGCCTCGGTAAAATCATAACTGCCGTCTGCGGCGAGGGCGCTGTATGAATACTGTTTCGCCTCGGGAATTACCGTGCGTGATTTCGTAAGCATAACAATCCCGAATTTGCTTGAATGTATGCCGTTAAAAGTAAAACCTGTTTTCATATCAATACACCCTTCCGTTATAATTAAGCCTGCCCAAACCCGAAACGAACGAACCGCCTATAACCTTCATAATATCCGACTGCGACATTGACGAATTAATGCTTATTGTTCTGCTGTCGGTGTACGAGCTTCCCGATGACATATTGCGTATCACGCTATAAATACTTGATAAAATCTGATATGTCGCCGCATTTGTCGATGCTATGCTGTTTTTTGCCGCATCTACCGCCGCCTGTATTCCCGACTCTATCTGCGTAATGCTGTACGTGCCGTTCATAATGCTTTTTAAAGCCGCATCCTTGCCGCTTTCCATAATGTCGTATTTTTTCTGCATTGCGTCTATTACGGCGCTGTTGTGCTGCTGCAGCTCGTACAGCTTTTGATTTCTCTCCTCGGTGCGAAGCTCTGTTTTTAAATCCGAAAGCTTGTCCTTTCCCCGCTCTGTCACGGAGTTTTCGTAAAATCCGATGTCACGCCTCAGATTTTGTATGTTTTCCTTTCGGTCGGATACCGTCCAACTGTCCTTTAAGGTTTGTTCCTGTTTTGAAAATGCGTCTTTTTGCCGTTTAATTGCGGCGGCATATTCCTTAAGCTTTAAATCGTACTGTGCCGACTGTGCCTTGTATAAATCCATTTTTGTCCTGTTCGACTCGTTCGTGTATTCGTCAAAGGAAATTTTTCCGCTGTTATAAAAATTTTTTATTCGGTCAAGCTTGCGGTTAAAGAACTTCGTCGGACTGTCTTCATAGTCGCCCCAATCGCCGAAGGTGCTCCGCATCTCGTACCAGGTGTCGGCGTCGTTTTGCCAGTTTGCATACTCTGCGGCATATTTTTCACGTGTCTTGTCAAAAATTTCGTCCTGTATACTCTGCCTTGCGGTGTTGTACTCACGAAAATCAATCAACCCCGCCTCGTAATACTCCTGCGTGTACTGTCCCATGCGGTTCAAGCCGGCAATGTAATCGTCCGCCGTAAGACCGTTGTATTTTTCCTCGTGTTTGAGCCATTTTTCCGATAATTCCGCCCTGCCCTCGTACAATTGCTTGCCGAAATCAAAAACCGCACTGTTGTATTCACGCATATCGATAAGACCACGGCTTAAAAATCCCGCATTAAGATTTTTGTATTCACCGAATGTGCCTATGGCTTTTTCCGTGCCGTTCGGCATTGAGGCGAAATAGTCCCTGTGCTTTATGTAGCTTTCGGAGACATTGTTTGCATCCTTTGCACGGCTTTGTTCAAGCTCGTAAATGTTGCGGCGTGCCTCCCAGTATACGCTCGGATCGTATGAATATACATTCATTGCATTTTGCCACCATTGTATGCGGTCGTCAATGCTTCGCTTGCCCGAATTTTCCCAGCCGTTGTAGCGTTTTCTTGCATTGCTGAATTTGCCGTCGCCGTAGCCGACTGCGGCGTGTGTAGATATGGACTCTATCTCGGACTGCGCTTTTCTGACCGCCTCCGTAAGACCGCTCACGTCGCCGTTTATAAGGACGGTAAGCTCTGCTATTTCGGACATATCATCACTCCTTCCCTTATTTCCCGTAAAACATTTTCAGATGACCGCTCATAGGAGAGCGGTCATCTTCATCAGAAGAAGAAAGGGAGTCCAGCATACGAAACAAAACAAACGGACTTTGCTTTCCCGCTGCGTCAGGCAGGATTCCGCACGTTTTGAAAAACATCGCATAAAGCGATCGCAGGTCCGTGCTTTCTCCGCCTGACGTTCTCAGTTTTTTGGCGATAACGCCTCTGCGTAAAATGACCATAATTCAATGCATAATCTTGTGCGTTCGGAGGGTGAAAGACTGTCTATAACGTCCTGCGTAGCCTCCGTACCCTCGAATATGTAGTCCACGGCGTCACGGCAGATGTTTAAAGGTCCGTGCTTTCCGGGGCAATTGTGCGCATCGTTTATAATGCACATTGTTTCAAAGTCGAACGGCTTTGAAACGTACTTTTTCTTGTCCTTTGTAAATGTCACTGTATGCTGCATAATAAATCCTTCCTTAGTTCAATAATGTGTTCATATCGCCGAACCACGCCGTTTCAAATGCGTCAAGCGTAGCAAAGCTTTCGTTGTTTTCAACGTCCGCCTGGTCGACATACATATAGATGTTGTCGTCATAATCCCTGTGGACGGCGGTGTAGGTTGCCTTTGCCGTCTGCTTGTCTGACGAACCCGAGGACGGCTTTGTTTTTCCGCCCAGATTTGAAGCGAAGCTGTATGAGCCTTTAAAATACTTTACGTATCTGTACGTGCCGTCCGACTTCAAAATTCTCCATGCAACTCCGAAGTATGTGCGTGCAACCTCTTTTGAAACGAGTACCGCACCGTTCACACGTGTAAGTCCCCGCCATGCGGCGTCAACCTCCGGCGGAATGTCTGCGTTTTCTATTTCGTGTCCGATTTTTTCTATGTAGGTTTCAACATCATAGATACCGTTGTCTGCGTCGAATACGTCCTCGCCGCCGTTATCCGTCGGCGAAATCTGTACCGTACCTTTTAATGAAACAGGTGTATCGTAGGTTGTCCCCTCGGCGTCGTCGGTAAGCACTTTGAAGAATGTGTACTTGTCCACGCCGATAGTAGGTAATGGTTTCTTATTCATAAAATTCCTCCTGTGTTATTCAGTGTAAAAAGATTTTGTAAAGCGTGCGGAACGGTGGTAAACATTTTTCTCACCTCTCGGAATATCCGCCGAAAATATTTCCGTCCAGCCGTCCCCGCAAAGGCAGCGCCGTACATCGGCGTAAATCTGCACCGCCTGCTTTGGGTTTTTCGCCCAAATGTCTGCCGATATTGTGCCGTCACGGAAATATTCACGGTTGTCGCAGGCGAACGTTCCGCACTCCTTCAGTGTGTAAAAGCTGATAACAGGGAGAGTTGAAAAGCTCTGCGGATAATGAAATACAACATTGTAACCCGTCTTTTTCAGTGATTTTTCAGCTTCTTCGTTTATATCCATAATTCCTCCCGTTATAGTTTTTGTATGATATTGTAAATAACTTCTGTAAATTCAGGCTTTGGCGGAAAATCCTCCGTACCGAACTCGGCTTTTACGGCGTCGGGATCGTTTACGGATATTTTAAGCACGCTCCCGTCACGCACAAGTACGGCTTTGCCGTACTTTTCGGAGATTTCCTCACCGATGCCGTCCGTAAATTTTTCCGCCTTGTCCAAAGCGAAGCCGTATAATTTTTCCAAAGCCTCCCGCGCGTTCATAGTACCTCCCGCAATATAGCCATATCGCCCATGCGGCGGCTTTCAGCGTACTCAACTCTGTACATAATTCCGCCCGTCCTGACATAATTTCCGACCTCAATTTTGCGCTTTCCGTTATGAAACATACGCACACGCCGCTCCTCGGTAAGCGAAAATTCTCTGTCGGCTGTTTCTCCCGAAACAGGCTGTATGTCTGCCGAAATGACATATAATAATGTCATTTCGGCATCAGAGCCGTATCCGCCCGAATTTTTAATATCAAAGATTTCTGCCGGAGTGTCATAAAAAATATCGAATTTATCGGTCATAATAATCCTCCGCTTTTCGACAACTCGGACGGAAGCTTTGCCTTAAAGGGCGCAAGGCGTGAATAGTAGTCCTCCAATACAGTCTTTGCACTTAAAAACTGTATTTTCCTGTCGCCCTCCGTAATCGAGGATACGCCCTTGCTGTTGCGGTTTTCGTAAACGCTCGCCGCAATCTGCGGTATCAGCCCATAAAGCTGATACGGCAAAATAGGCAAACGGCAGTACGAAAGTACAAGATTTACGGTGTCCTCAATAATAAATTCAAGCAGTTCGTCGGCGGAATTGTCCTCAATTTTGAGAAGTATTTTCGTGTCCGCCAGTATCTCCGATTTGTAATTTCCCGTAGTAATCACCTGCCAATACCGAAATATCAGTTGCCCGTTGATGAACCGCCCGACTAAGCGGTGGTCTTGTGTACGTATATAGCCGTCTTTTTGCTTTTGAGAACGAATGCGTCGTAGTAAACTCTGCCTTCGATGAGCCAGCCGTTTATACCGGGCGGATTGTCGTGAATTTTGTATTCTGCAAGCTTAACGGGAGCGGTTATTGCGCTTTTGTTAAGGATTATAAAGTTTACGCCCGCCGGGAGGTACGAAGACGGAACAACCACAATCGGAATACCGTCTATCGAGCCGACCTGACCCTTGATGAGCATTTTCTGCGATAAATCGCCGCTCTTTATAAAGCTTGAATCCTCCTTGATAAGCTTGTAGAATGTGCTTGAAATAAACGCCGTACAGCCGTCACGGGGAACTTTCTTGTCGATAAGCTCCGTTGTACCGTCAAGGAAAGCGTCATAGGCATTGCTGCTTGTGAGCGTACCCGTAACGGTCTTTCCGGCATTCTTGCAGATTGCGTCAAATCTGTATGTATCGATTTCGGGTATAACCACCTCACGGAGCTGACGCTGAAGCGCCGAACCTGCGGCGTTTGCCATCTGCGTATCGTTGAAATTTCCTCTGTCGATTGTAAAAGTGAAACTTCTGTCCTTTGACATTGTAAGCTCCTGAACAGTGTTTTCAAGCTCCGACGGAGTTCCGTAGCGATCTGCGCCCGATCTTGTGTAATCATTCATCGGTGCTGTCGGAACGGAGAATACGTTTACCGTCTTTGTTCCGACAAAATCATAGTCGTTGTTTACCGCCGCACCGGTAAGTGCCTCTCTTGAAAACCTTTCGTCTATTTTCTGAGCATATTTGCTTGCGTAATTAATTGCCATAAATATCCATTTCCTTTCTTTTGTTTAAAATCAGCAGCCGAAACCGTTTAAGAACGGATCGCTTTCTGTTCTTATGCCGCTGCCTGTTTTCACTGCACCGCCCTTTAATCTTTCGGACAGTCCCTGCTCCACCGCTTTCAAAAATTCCTTTTTAAAGCTTTCGATGTTCGCCGAGGTTTCGGCTGAATTTTTCCCTGCAAGAATTTTTGCAAACGTTATCGGCAAATCGTTTTCCGAAAGCATTTTAGCCGCCTCGAACTCCATTTTCTCGGCGAGGTATCTGCCCTTTTCCTCGTCAAATTCCTTGCGGTTTTTTTCGAATTCCGCTTTTGCACGCTCCTCGGGATTCATCGAAGCAAGCTTTGCGGCGTCATCTCTCTCCGAGCGGATTTTTTCCTCGCTGTCCTTTTCCCAGCTTGCTTTTTCCGCCTCAACCGCCTTTTCAATCTCCTTTTTGAGTTCCTCCGCTGTGTAAGTTTTTTCTTCTTTTACGGCGTTCTTTTTTCTGATGTCCATTAAAAAATCCTCCTTGTAAAATCTACCTTGCGCCGAGCCGCCGCCGGGCGCAAAAAATATAAAACCGGTTTTATTTACTTAAATTATTTTGTCACGTCAAGCGCGTATTCCTTGCTTGCCAGATGTGCCTCCTCCTGCGGATCGGTCACGAACGGAAGCTGTGCAAGGAGCGTTTCCGTTGTTGCGATGCCGTGCAGATTGTTCACCATCTGCGAAAGCTCAAGGTCGTTTGTCGGCATATTCCTTGTAAATATGACGTCCACCCTGTGTATGGGTACATAGTCCATTGCACCCTTAAGGCTTAAAAATGCGTTGTACAGCTCAAACCGCCTTTTGAGAGTTTTTGAGAAATACCGCTCCTTGTTTCTGACGTGCTGTTCAAATCCCATCAGCCTGTACTTGATTGCCACGCCGGAGAGATTGTTTCCGAAGCTTTCGTCCGATAAATCGGGAACCATTGCAAAACGGTGAATGTCCTGCTTTAGATTGTTCCTCAGAATTTCAATGTCACTCTCCGACATCACTTTTGATAAATACTGTGCCTGGGCGCCCTCGTATCCCATAAGAATACGTTCTTCTTTGAGCTTTGCCGCCTGGTCGCTGTCGAGGTCAATTCCGGTTAAGAATAAAAATGCCTCAACAAACTGTTCCTTGTCGTTTATGCGGTCGCTCATAAGCAGATTGTAAGCGTCAATCAGCGAAATAATCTGCTCAAAATCGCCCTGGCGCTCCTCGTTGTTGTCATATTCGAGGATAGGGACTGCGCCGAAATAGTGGCGTGATTTTCCCGTAAGATGCATATCGGCAAAATTGTCCGAATTGCTTTCGTAGTTGTAAATTGTGTTTTCGTCGCAAACCATGCACGAAACACCCGTAACATTTCCCGAAATATCGTATTTTCTGTAGTAGTGTACGCCGAATAACGGCTTTCTGCCGACACTGCACGAATATACGATAAAGGTTTCAAACGGACTTAGGCGAACACTTCTCGGCTGTGAATTTTCATCGGCGTATATAAGCTCGTAGGCTCTTCCGCAAATGCTCATCTCCTTTTCGAGTTCTGCGTCAAGGCTTGCCATGTCCTGTTCGTCGTAGCAGTTTTTCACGGCGTCAATGTTGTAATTTTCGGAACATGAATAGGTTATCGGGTTTCCGACAAGATAGCTTTTTGCCATATCAACAATATATTTTGCATGGTTGCATATTATTCTGTTGTTTGCTATTTTGTCGCCGGAGCGGACTCTGTTTAAAATATCGTGCTTTCCCAGGTAATAATCGTTCAAGCGGTTAAGCCTGTCAATGCACTGCCTGTGCCGTTCAATCAGCAAAGATAAAATTTTGCTGTCAAATCCGTCCTTAATAGTTTCTTCATCTATGACCATAACGTACTCCTTTTTATAACTTTAGCTTTTTTGAACGCAGTATCCTGCTCAAGCGCATAGCGTACTGCGTCTATAGTATGATTGTTTTTGTCGGGATATTCCGAGCGTGCGTTGCCGAATTTGTCCTTTTCTATTTCGTATTGAGCAAATTCCCTGTATGCGTTGGGACAGCGTGCGGAGTCAATTATTATCTCCTCTAAGCTTTGCAGAAATTTTATGCCGTACTCAATGCTGTCGGGACCTTTTTTAGCCGCACAAACGGGCAGTCCCGACTCTCTGAATTCGCTTATGCTCTTAGGCTCCGCACTGTCGCAGACTATCGGCTGTCTGTAGCTTTCCGACTCACGGATAAGCTTTATAGCCTTTGCGTTGGATAAACCTGTTTTGTATATTTCACGGAAAATGAAAAGCCGCTTTCTTTTGCTGTCAAAATTGCATACAACATATACGAACGGGTCTGCCGCATACCCGAAATCCACCCCGCGGCGTATTTCGTCAAAGGCGCTTATTTCACTGTCCCCGATCGGACGTTCCGTCAGGTTTGTAAATACCTCTCCGCCCGTGCCCGTTACTTTGCCGAGATACTCATGCTCGTAAATTTCGGGCTGTACCTTTTTTATATGCTCGGCTTCGGTTATAAACTGCTCGCCTATCCATTCACTCGGCACATCGAGGTATGTGCTGTGATGTACCAGGGTGTCGGGCGGCAGAGTTTCGATGTTTACCCAGCTTTTCACGCTTTTGGGCGGATTGTATGAGTAGAACACATCAAACTTCATACCGCCCCTCATAAGCGATTGATTAATTGAGCGGATTTCTTCGGGGCCGTTAAATTCGTCCAATTCCTCGTACCATATGTATCTGATGTAACCGTTCGATACCTTTGTCGATTTAAGCTTTTTAGGCTCGTCCGCACCCCTAAATAAAATTTTCTGTCCCGTTTCGGTGTAGACCATTTCCATCGGATTTTGCTTAACCTGCCATAGTGCGCCGACGCCCAGGGTGTCCGCCGCCCATTCAAGCTGTGCAAGAACGCTGTCTCTTAAATATGCGCCCACTTTTCTTATAACCACTGCGTTTGCGTCGGGATTTTTCATTATTCCGTAAATGATTTCAATACTTATAAAGCTTGATTTTGTACTTCCTCTGCCGCCGCAGAGTCTGTAGTGCGTGTATTTTTCCTCCGCAATGCATTCGTGAAGGTCAAAAAATGCAGGTGAAATATTATTCTTCAGATACGCAACGTCTATCATTCAATTCCCCCTTCACTTTTGCGATGTCGTCAACGATAACGACTTTTTTCGAGTCATCGCACTGTTCCTTGTCGAGCATACCGAGATATTTAACAAAGAACTCCGCCGCCTTTAAAGCCTCGGAGGATTTTTCTCCTCCCTCCATTCGCAAAAGCCTTGTGTAAAATTGAAGTATTTCTTTTTCATCGGCTATTTTTCTTCGCATCGGATCACTCCGTTAAAAAAGCTCAAAGACTTCGTGTACGCATATGTCACAGCCGACGCAGTCCTCATCGTCGTTTAGGAAAAACTTTTCAGGATATAACGCTCCGCATACGGGGCATTCCCGAATATCCTCGTCATAATAATCACCGCAGCAGTTTCTGTCGGCCTCCATAGCCGCAAGCGCCGCCGGGTTTCTGTTTGAGTAAATCAT